AAGGAATGATGATTTGAACAATGCTGCCTGCGGTGTCGCCAACCTGAACGCCAATTGCGATTTGCTCCAATCGGGCAAACTGCTCGAATCGGTAGGCTTGTGCTGGCCTCATTACGAAATCAAAAGAACCCGTGACGGTAATGTCATTGCTGACATAAGCAGCGGCTGGGTACTTGTCTCCGGTCATTTCTGCAAGTCCAGGGTCACCAAGATTCTTAGAAACGCTCATCGAGAAGCCAGTGGCTAGAAACTCGTTAGCTGAATCAATCAAGCTTGCAGCTACGGTGTTCTGAGCGGCTAAGTACACTTGAGCGGCTGAAGTGGCGATTGGCTCGTAAGTGCTGAGAGTCGCGGCTGGCAGGTGAGGCACTAAGTAGTCAGTCGCGCTGACTGTGAAAGAGTCACCTGAAGCGGCTTGCACTCCAACCGTCGCGGTTGTTGTCGAAGGCGAGCTGATGGTTGCAGCACCTCCGGTGTTCACCTGTGAATCGCTTGAATCGTAAATGTCTACCAATTGCCCAGCAAAGAAATAATCTGCTGCGACTGCGTTTGAGGCAGGATCTAAGGTAACGGTGGCAGCCGAGGAATCGGTAACAGAGACGTCTGTTCCGGTTGCGTTCACTGGTCCAGAGTAGCGGATTCGAGAGGCGCGACAGTTTGCGGACATTGTGAAAACACCGTCTCGCGTAATGTCTACGCTAAAGCCTTCGACAACGGTTCCATTCGCCACATACAATTTATAGGTATCGACCAACTGCGACACTTGGAAGGTGTCGCTAACTCGGCTGAAGCTATATGTGACTGATGTTCCACCAGAAACCGTCTTAGTTCCAAAGGTCTTGGTCAAGAGTGTATCTTCTGCTGGTGCAGTTCCGGCTGAAGCTGAAGGCTTGACTAGAAACGGAATATCAAAGGTTGCTCGCTCGGCATAGTTTACGAAACTTCTGTTCTGAAGCAGGCGAGTGCCAACCTCAGAAATATCTGAAGTGTTGAAAGTTTGCGATAGCGCCAAAGGTTCAGTGGTTGTAAATCCGTCAGAAGCGGAAACTGCGACATAACTGCCAGCAGTTGACTCGGTTGTAATATACGGTTGAGAACTTCTTAACCGTAGATACCTGTCAGGAATCGCCATAATGTCTCCTTATTATTCGACATCGTTGTCAGTTGTACGGTAAAGAATCTCATACCGTAATGTGGCTATGAAAAACTCACTTTCGGCAGACGCTTGCCTTATCTGCGTATCAGTGATTCGGGAATCTATCGCTAACCCGTTCAGCGTTTGATCGTTTGCCATTGCTTCCTCGACTTCAACGGTCACTTGGTCGAGTGTGCTTTCTGCGCTGTTGCCTTTGGCTACTGCTTCAATTGATAAATCGAGTGTTCGTTGTTGCCTGTTCTGAATCCCAATCTCCAAGCGTTCAATGCTTTCTGAATTCGCGTAAATCAGCAGTCCAGGCAAATCAGTCGTTGCGATTGGATAAGTGCGCGAAAGAAAAACATTCGAGCCAGTGGTTGACAATCCGGTCAGAACCGTTTGGATTCTTGCTTTGATTTGCGCTCGTTTATGCGCCATTACACACCCAACATGATTTGCGTCATTCCGGTTCCATCCGGCTGAATGCCTCGAACCGTGTAGCTGACTGCGCTGATTGTCAGAGTGTCGCCATGCGCTAGGCTCGAAACGTCAGCGGTTCTTGCCAGCAGTGTTGGCTCTGAGCTTTCGACTTCGCTTTCGTCTACATCAACTGCCAGAAAGTCATTGTCAAAAATGCCTGTGAAGGTGCTTGCGTCCGCCTTTGTCACGGTTGTGCCGTAATCTGCGAGCATGGCTGTTCGATCAGCAGCAGTTTCAACGCTCATTTGGCTTTAGGCTTTCGTGCTGTTTTTGTGGTTCGCGTGGTCACTGGTGGCGCTTCTGCTTCGTCTAAGCCTTTGGCCCGATTCTCATAAACAACCGCTTTGCCCATGTTGACCAATTGATTGGCTTCAGTTGGGTCCACTGAAATGACTTGCCCCACTCGAACAGGTCCACCGTTCGCCACGGTTCCTCGGATGATTTGAATCTTCATACGAATATTCTCTGAAGTCGTTCGTTGTAGGTCACGATTCGCCCAGGATTTTGCAATTGGTCCCGTGCTTCTATCCACTTACCTTGTTGGTCTTCCTGAACTCTTGTTGGCTTTTTGTCTAAATCCCACTGATGCCAGTAGCGCCTTGGTCCGGTGTAGAAATCGACACCGCAAACATGAATTTCTGAGTAGCCGAAAAAGTCTGCCGTCCAGAGTGCTTCTGGTCCGCTGAGTCGTATGAATGGGACAATTCCGCCATGAATATCTTTGTCTCTTAGATTCTTTGGGTCATGGTGCACAATCGCTGGTGAATCGTATTCCTGAAGGTGTTTGACCATCCGAACGTCATGCGCGTAGCACCAGGCAAGTTCCCCAAGAAAAAGTAAGCCGTGATTATTGACTCCGGCTAAGTCGTAAGCTTTTGAACCTATCCGCGCCTTGGCTTGCGCCAAATCGCTAGGCGCAGACGGTCCACCACAAAGAAGAATACAAGGTCGAGCGTTACCCCAACCTTGCAACTCATCTAGCTGATACACTCAGCTTACGGTCACGTCCTGCGCGGCTGCGAAAGATTCAGCGTGGGCAACCGCAATGTCGCAATCTTGATAGAAGTAAAGATTGGTCGTTGCTGTTCCTGCACTGCCATACGGATCTACGAGAACGTCGAGCGCTGAGAAGAAGCCAATGTACAGATCGCTAAAGTTCCCGAAAATCAGCGAGTACGGTGAACTTGAAGGCGCTTGAGTTGTCTGAACAACCGGATAACCCATCAAGGAATCAGGCCCAGACATAATCATTCGACTGTCTGTAGAAGCAGCAACCAAGGTTTGCATCAGTTTGCCGACAACTGCCGGATGTGTGACCCATCGCAGGTTGCCAAGCAGTGCGTTGTCCTGCGAAACCTCGGTCATAATGTCAACGACATTTCCGTAAGTTAAGTTCGCGTTGCCGCTGGTTCCGCCAGATTCAACGTCACCAATCCCAGAAGTCCCAAGGATTCCGGTTGGCTCGTTTGAACCTCCGCCTTTTATCGCAACATTGTCAATTTTGGCTGCGAAAATTCGGACCATGTTATTGCGAATCAACTGCTCTACGCTTGGGTCAGACTGAATCATCAGTTCGCGAGTTACGGCAACCTTGTTTGCCAAAAGCTTTGGCGTCATCGTCACTTGAGCGAAGTCTGGCTCACTGTTTCCAACGCTTCCGCCTTCCGCAATAAATGCCGCTGCGGTGCTGGTGCTGATTTTGGGAATCGCAACATTTCCTTGCAAACCGTTCAGAACCGTTGCGCCCACTTGCCCAAGGATGCTGGTTGAAATCAGTGCATCAATGAATCGGTCTCCTCGGTAGTCCTCTGGAACGATATTTGAGCCTGCGCCAAAAGTTGCGCCTGCCGCGGTTGATACCGTTCGAGTCTGCCAACCCCAATCCGGCACAAAAAAGCCTTTTGGTTGTCTTTTCTGTGTCTTCGCGAGTTCCTGGCTGATTTCCATTTCAAAACCAGCTTTTGACCAATCCTTCTGATCTGCGGCTCGAATCGCTCGCACCAAGCTGTAGTTGCGCTTCTCTTTCGGTGAGGCGTCAACGCTGAAGTCGATTGGCTTGCTGGTCTTCTTCTCAAGCAGCATGGCTTGAAATTCAGCTAGGCTTTTCTCTTCCTGAAGTGCGCGAAAGGCTAGGTCATACTCGTTGTGCCGCTTGCCAAGTTCGAGAATCTGGCTGGATTGGTTGCGGTATTCTTTCAACTGGTCTTCTGGTTGCCGTGTGTTTACCGGCTCTTGAACTACTTCTGCGCTCATTGTTTTCTCCTGAATTGCAGAATTGTCATTACCGGAAATTTCCGGCTTGGATCTGCCTACCCCAACAGAGGAGTCAGCAGGAATGGAAACCATGCTCACTTCGAGCGGTTTAAACATATTGACTCTGTAGAGAGGCTTGTCTTTATAGCCGTTCTCGTCTTTGTTCATGCCTTGAATCTGATAACCGATTGAAACGTTGCCTCTGATTCCGTCAACTACGTCTCTGTAAACTTCTTCGGCAAGTGCGCTCTTTGAGAACCGGACTTGCGCCCGGAGTTTGTCCTTGTCCATATATGCACGTTCAACCACTCCAATTTGTTGCCTTGCGTCATGGTCGAGCAGAAGTGGTGCTTTGCCTGAAGACATGAATTCCATATCAACGGAAGAGGCATTGTGTTCAAGAACTTCATAGCCGAATTCACGTTCAACCGGATTTGTTGAACTAATCGACATCATCACTCGACGGTCAGACTCGTCATCCATCATCCGAACGCTTCCGGTTCGGTATTGCGTTTGAACTGGTAAGTCTCTTGTTTCGACTTGTTCAACTTCTCTTTCTTCCGGCTCTTCTGCGACTTGTTCAGCCTTGGCAAACGCCACAATGTACTCGTCATTCGTTTCTTCAACGTCAATGACATGCCGCTCAGTCATGCTAGTTAAATCCATGTTTCTCTCGCTTTGATTCACGATTTTTTCTGACCAACTTTTTCCAGCATCTCCACCCCACATAGCCCAGGCGATTCTGCCATTGCTTGGATAGCCTTTTTCTCCTGGTCGAAAACCTTCGGCTTTTTTGTCAACTTCATGCCTCGCAAAAAAAGACTTCATTCTCTTCACGGTTGCCAGTGGCAAACTCTTGCCGTTGCTGATGTCTCTTGCTCTGGCGATTCCGACACTGGTTCCGCCTCTGCCAAATTCTCGTCGCCACTCTAGGCCACGGTTTGCCTCGGCAATCATGCCCTCGGTTGGCTTGTAGCTTTCTGCCATTACTCGACTTCTGGCTCAACAGGACCATGAGGCGAACCAAGCGGCTCAAAGGCTAGGCTGATTCCATAACGCTCTGCCATTGCCTTGTCGTTCTGCATTTGTTGAAAGACTTCTTCCACGTCACGCCCGTATTGTCTGGCAACGTCATTAAGGCTTTTGAATCCGTTTCTAACTGCTTCGACTTCTGCCCGAATCTCTTTTGCTGGGTCCACCCAAGAAAAGCCTCTGCCTCTGAATTCCAAGGTGTTGCTGAACTTGTCGTATCTAGTGATTGGGATTGGGATTGAGCCGGAAGTCATTGCCATCTTCAGCCACTCTTGAGCAACAGGTTCGCAGAGGTGCTGAATCAAAAAGCTTTGAATCTGACGGTATAAATCGCGTTCTTCTAGTGCGCCTTGACGTATGGACGAATAACTGACGCCTTCGAGGTTGTTGCTGAGACTTGTGTAAGAAATGCCAAGTCCACTAGCAATGCCGCGAAGCACACCTTTATGAAATTCAGCGTAAGCACTGGTTGGATGGCTAGGATTCCACTCTTGGAAGCTCATTCCAGCCGGAAGCTGCTGAATTGAACCAGGCTCGCCAGACATGATTTGGTTCCCGTCTGATGATTCGTCACCAATGAAGCCTTCACCGTCTGCTGAAACCAAAAAACCCATTTTTGCGGCTGATGTGCGAGCAGCAATCAGTTCAGCTTCTTCGTATCCTGAGAGAATCCGCATTCTCGTCATTGCTGAAGCAAACCAACTGACGCCTCTTGTTTGTTGCGCTCGGTCAGGCAAATAAATGTGAAGGATGTCTTCAGCCGGAACTCTTGTCCTTTTGTCGCTTCTTCGTTGTCCAAAGGTATCGAACGGATGGCCTTGGCCTAATTTTAAGTAGTACGCTTGCGGTGCGTCGAACTCGTCCAACTCAACGCCCATCACCACCCTGCGGCCTCTTGGCTCAGTGGTGAAATATTCTTCGTCGAGGTAATCCGGCTCTAGCACCTGAAGTGCGAGTCCGTCACGCCAACGTTTGCCACGAACAAAACGAATCAGAATCTCGCCATCCCGACAAAGTCCCTGAATCACTAATCGCTGAACATCTAGCCAAGATTGACGCTGATTGGCGGAACAGGATTTACCCCAACGTCGAAAGGCTCGTTCAATGATTTCATTTCCGGCTGCGTCAAGTTGCCCGACATTTGGCTCGTTGAGATTTCTGGCGCGAGACTGAAGCGTGAAACCATGCTCGCCAACTACGTTAGAACTCATCAGTTGCAGGTAACGTCTGGCGTAATCGTCGTTTCGGCAAAGTTCTCTGGCTCTGTCTCGTAGACGTCTAAGCGAATACTGAAGTTCTGCGTCTGAGCTTGTGGTTGAGCCGACAAAATCCGCTAGGAATCTTGAACCAGCCGCGCCATCATATCGACGTTTTTTCTGCTTTGGACTTGGATTCTCTGGTGCTGGCCTATGCACTCGGTCAGTGAGCCACCACATTGCCTCTTGAATCATCCTGCTCTCCTGAACTCAACCTTCACCAGATTACCAGGACGTTTACCTGCTCTTGCTCTAGCTTGCTGATTTTCTTTAGCAACCTCTTGTCTGTAGTAGTCGCGCCACTTCATCAGGTCTTGAATTGAAAGCTTGGTC